GATCGAACCAGCGTTCGTCAACAACAGGTAATGCTCTATTTTGATAATAAGTATTCTTATCATCTTTAAGATCAGCTGCAAGAAGACCTAAATGTTTCTCTATAAGAGACCATTCTCGGTCTAGCAAGCTTAGCAAGAGTCCGATCGTTATAACGACCGAATCTTTTGATCTAATGAAAAGTTGTAGTTGTTCCAGCCTATAGCCGGCTTCACTATCAACTTCGCTTATCAGTTGCTGCAAGAGCTCTCCTGCTTGGGTGATATAGGTTTCAGTACCAAAAGTGCTGAACTCTAATATTGACATTTTAGCCAATTCCTCCAAAAGAAATTTCTTTCGGTCGAAAATCTTGACTTTGGTCAGTCCCAAGACAATGTTTTGGACCAGATCTTTTTCAAGACGTTGGTTTAGATGTTCGATAAGTATAGGCAACATAAATATATTTTGCTCAACTTCTCGACAAAGACGACTAGATATCCGAGAGACATTTTGTCCCTTCGAAATGTTCATTGATACAAATTCCGCTACGAGGTTTTCCTTTGTAGCATGTTTTGATTTCTGAGCATTGATGGTTATCCCAATCCGTTCATAGAATTCTGTGAACTTCTTTTGTGGATCATAAATCCAGAGGTCGTCACCAATCTTGTTATAGGTTGCTTGTCTTTGACCAGCAGTTCTATACCAATCTTTATACTCACTATTGTAATATTTGCCATGGGCAAATTCAATTAACAATAGATCAGTCAGAGTAGCAATTGCGAACGAGGCGTGGATTCCCATTCCTTGTCCAACAGCATATCGTGTTATCTTGCCTGTGTCAGACACATGCCAAGGACACTTTACAACAAGTTTATACCACTCATTGGAAATATCCTTTGAGTATAGAAACTCAAGAACATCTTTTTGAAGTATTGCTGGTAGTCTGTCGGTCCAATTGGACGCATCGATGGAGGCAATATCTTCCCTCAAGAACTGTTGTAGTTTTCTGAAACCACCTTGGTGATCAAAGATATTACAATTGTCGGAATACTTTAATTTGATAATTTTAAGTATATCCTCTTCAAGAGGTTTAAGTAAGGTCTGTGTGTAAATATCACCGATAGCAATGCTTCGGCTCTTATTACCACTATCAGGGACACTTTCTATTTTTCGGAGTGTTGGATTTTTGATCCTTCTTTCTCTTACTAAACTAGGAAGATCGTTTACCTGGGAACCGATCTTAATAACCATGTTACTAAGTTCTTCGGCACCTACCAATGAGCAAAGCTTATTGAAGTGTTTCCATAGTGGGGAATCTAATAGAAGTTTTGCTTCTACATCGATATTATCCCATCTTGGTTTTCCCAAAGGTCCTGTCGTATTGTTTCTTATCGAGGGTTTCTGGTACCAACATTTTGATACCTTAATCCCCCATTTAGGAGATTCAAATTTGGCTTTAAGGAATTCCCTAAAGTCAGATCGCATCCAGTTCAAATTTGGACCGGGTTGCTCAATAGAATCTAGATTAATCTCAGAGAAATCACTAACCATTCTTGGAATGGATAATATAGTTCTTATGATTTGATCATAACGATACGCCTTCTTGTTCTCTTCGGTTACCTGATGGAAAAGAGGTCTGAGATGGTCTAAACAGTTAGGCCATCTATCGATCTTTCCCGTCGATATCCGGTTGTCGTTTATAGGTGGATTAGTCCCCTCTAAACATTGAATGCTGTAATTAGCTATGGCCTTGTATCTCTGAGTACCAAATTTGATACCCAGGTTCAAGATTAGATCATTATGCATGGCAATATGATCACTAATAGTCTCCTCAATAAAATTTGGCTTAGCCAATTTCTTGAATGTAGAACCCTGGAATAGCCTTTCTTCATTAAGTAAGGCATCCTCCAGAAGAGTAGATAGAATATGAGTGAGTAACTGGAAATTTCCTTTTACCAAGCCCACTTCTGAAACTGAAGATTGTTTGACCTTTTCCTTTTGGGATCGGGTTTTAACGACTTTGGATTTAGAAATTTCACTTTCTAAGGTTTCCTTAAGTAATTCCATATTTGGTTTTATTTATCGTGATCTTAGTTTCTTGTATACGCCCTTACTCCTATGGATAAGGTTTTTGTTATACAAGACCCAAGCATGCCAAAAATGACAAGCTGAGAATCCTAACAGATGATCAGTCTGCTGCGGGTAACCGGTACTAATTAATACCG